TTTATGACAACGTAGTCCATGGTGATGGCTTCGCTTGTGGTGCCACCGGTCGTCGCAAAGGACACCCTGAAGCTGCCATTCGCCACCGCAGTGATGTTGAAGTGATACAGATCAGTACCACCTCGCTGCACCGGTACAATCACGTCGCCGATTTCAACGAGACTGTTAGTCACGGTGAATGAGGCGAATGTTGCTGAGCCTACCGCTGTAAACAGCGTGATGGCGCCAGACATCTTGTGCAGCGTTACACCAGTTGTTCGACTAGTAAGCTGCGTGATAGCTCCCCAAGCGGCACTGCGATAGCCGATCGGAGCGCCCTTGGATAGAAAGCGACCTGTCATCTTATTGGTTCCTGCTAGCAGCCTTTGCGTTGGGGCTTTCGGCCTTGGTCATTGAGCCCACGCCGCTAGCATTTGTCGCGTGGGGGCCAAGATCCTTGCCCATGTTCGTAGCCTTCGGTTCCCCGGAACCGAGTGGCTTACATGCATAGTTGACGGTGGCGTTTTGGCTCTTGCCCTTATAACCCTTGTCGTGCATATCAGTAGCCCTTCACAGCTGGTTTCGGCTTGCGCTTTTTCGTCACACCCTTGACAGTGCCCTTTGCCTCGCTGGCATAGAACGTCGAAACGCCCTTCTTCTTGCCATATGTGTCGATCATAGCGGTCTTGATCTTACGACCCTTTTTGTTTAATGGCATCACTGGGCTCCTGCATTAGGTGGCATACCTGTCGCGGGGTTGGCCATTTGCTGAACTTGGGCCGTTTGAGGATCGCCACCTGTTCCAGCACCGCCCGCCACACCAGCCGCCTGACCCTCGCTGTTCTTTGGACCGCCAAGCAGCAGTTGGCTCGCCCCCTGCGTGCGTTGCAGCTCAGCATTTTGGGCATCCTGGCTCTGCTCTTCGAGCGACTTGGTGATGTGCTCAGGATTGAGGTTCAGCGTTCTCATAAGCTGACGAAGCGTTTTCTTGGGACTGAACTCAGCCATGAACGCCTGGAACAGCATCGGGTTAGTTCCGACTGCTTGCAGCAGCGCCATGATTTTCTGGAAGTCCAGCGCCCGCGTCATGGTGGCACTAAGCCCATTCACCATAAACTGTGCCTTACCAGCAAACAGCGCGAATCGCTCTTCGGGCTTTGCTCGCATGATCATCAGTGCGATCTTGCGATCAATTGAGCTGGCAAAGGCTGTCTCAGGGATGTCCTCAGCGTTCTGCAAGATGCACAGCCACGCTTTACGGAGTGCCACACTCATGCACATGTTCTCCAGATCGGCCACAATGCCGTCAAGCATCAGGTTCTGGCTCTGGCTCGACTCAAGCACCTCCGTCGCGAGCACTTGCTTGGGGGGCAAGGCCCCCAGCTTCAGCTCGTTGGTCATAGCCGCCTGGGCGAATTCCCTGTTGAGCAGTTCGAAGATCGCCATTGCGTCATTCGGAACGTCGCCTTCGCTGACCGTTTCAAGCACCTTCGCATTGTGCGGCAGCGTTTGCTTGACAGCCAGCGTCTGGCCCTGACGGATGCCGCCCTCGACCTGGCTGGGGTCGTCAAGGTCTTCGATGCGCAGCTGCTTGATGCCCCACACAGCGGCCAAGCCGCCATCCAACATGAGGTTGAACATCTCATTGATAGCCAGGTTAAGATCGCTGGCATGGTCATAGATGGCTTTGTGCCAGACGCTATGAGGCACACGGATCAATGGTGCGACAACGAAGGGGCTCTCTTGATGCCAGAACGGATTTGGCTCGGGAGGTCTGATGAGGAATCGCTCATTGGCAACAGTCGCTACCACATTGCGGTGAACGATCTGGCCATTATTGTCCAAGATGGTTCCCCAGAACTCATCAAGCAGGACACGCTTGCGAAAGCTCGGCTTAGTCGTCTCGTCCTGGTTACGGTCGCTCTCGCTGAGCTTTTCATCCTCCGGCCGTTCATGATCCATGCCTTTCAGCTGTGCGACGGCCGCCTTGTCGTAGATCCCTTCCTCCGCCATGGATTCGACTTCGTGCAAATCGCGCTCGACGCGGTGGATCTCATACAGGCCGGCGCCAGTGGGGTCAGGGTAGTAGTCCTCAACGCGCACAAGGTCAATTCGTAGCTTCCATTCCTTGATCTCCTCAGTCTTGAGCGTCGGCTCGCCATCTTCATCCAGTTCAAAGTTGAACTTGCGCTTCGTCATGAAGCCGCCATGAACCTTCAGGATGATGAGCGTTTTAAGCAGCGCCTGCTTCACGCTGTCGCTCACAACAGTGTGAAACTTCTCAGGGTTGTTGTTAGGTCCCCACAGATCATCCAGGAACGGCTTAAGCATCGCCCTGATCTGTGCGCCGTCGATGAACTGGCTCAGCGTCGGATCGATGTTAACACTGAAGTAGTCACCAAACTGGATCATGCCGCGCTTGATCAGCGCAGCCAACTGCTCCACGCTGACAGGCACCTTGGGCAGGAACTCAGTCGACTGACCATCCTGCTTATGGCTGAAGTCTTGTCGGCCTAAATAGGTGTCCCAATTGCGATTGTTCTGGCTCATGCGCGTACGCCGCGCATCCTCAGATTCCTGCCGAAACCTGTTGATGATGCCAATAACGCCTATCCCGCCAGGGATCTGCTCATCAAACTCAGGTCTCGGGCCCACTCCGCTCGCGATTGGATTTTCTGTTAAAGCCATATGAGGGTCCCCGGATGGGCTTCCTGGCAAATTTTCGTTCCGCTACGCATCCGATATGTACCCCTATGAGGGACTCTGCTTTGGTTAGCAGCCCCGTTCCGCACACTCGGCACAGGCGAGGCGGCGGACCGCCGCTGGCGGCGGGTTTTTGACCATTGCGCCTGTCTCTATTCTTTGTCAATGGATCGGTTGGCATGGACATCCCAATGGGTTAAAATTCATGGATCAGGCATCCTCCCACCGGCCTGGTAAGCGTCACTTATGGAGCCTAGCGGCTCCATTTTTTTGCGTAGCGCTCCCTCGCGGTACACCTATCGCGAGTAGCGCGGTCCGAGGAGCGCTTGGGGGATGTGGCGGCTCGCGCCACGGGCTGTCAGGTGACGAACTGGCTCCTCAAATGCCAGCCAGTAACCTCCCGCGTCAGAGGTGTGAGTGCGATGGAAGTACGGATCTTTACGATTGCGGATCTTCAGAATGCCGCCCCGCTGGTCACGGAGGACGCCTTCGAAGTCGGCTATCAGTTCATGGCAAGAGGGATCAATCTGAATGCGCACCGTACCTTCCTCGTCCCTCAAGAGCCTATTCACCGCATTGACTCGATCGGGCACTCTAGGATTCTCAGGGGGGATGCGCAAGCGGATCGGAGATCCGTATTGCTTCATCTCATTCATAATAGTCCAATAGTCGCTCTTGCCAGTTTGGCCCGTGCGGCCTTCACCGGTGGCGTCCCCGTAGAGCCACACCTCACCCCCATGAGCGGGGAATGCATCATAAAACAGATTGCACATGTCAGGGATGTTGCCTTCCTCAAGCACGAACTCCCTGTAGAAGCGATAAACCGCTCCATCCACCTGACCCACTAGGCTAACCATCGGCTCAACGTTGAAATCCCACATCCACACCAGCGGCCGGCGATGGCTGATCTCGGGCATATCCCTTGCAACATGGATCATCCGATCAAAGCCATGGTACGCCCTGGCCCCCGACATTCCAGGTAGCCACTCGCCCTCAAGGCGGATGCGACGGCTGGCCGTGCCCTCTGGATAGATGGCTTCAAGGCGCTTTATCTCGTCGCGCGGAATGCCAGGGTTGTCATAGATGCTGGCCCCAAACAAGCCCACGCCGGGTAGCTGACCGCTTTGCCAGGGCTGGATGATCTTGGGAAAGACCCAGCTTGTCGTTACGAGCTTGCCCTCGGGCGGAAGGATCGTTGCCGTGCAGAAAAAGATTAGGGGCATATTGCCCACCCGGATGACGGCCTCCTCGTAGATCTCCCAAGGATGCTCCTCGTCCATGTGGAACCAATCCTTGTCAGCGCCCTGATATTTCTTCCTCCCTGATTCCGCCGACTTGAAGCCGATTATGCTGCCATTTTTCAGCTTTAAGATCTGGTTCTCAGTGCTCCAGCTCTCAATCTCATGCTTTGGGATGAAGGGGGGGTACTTTCCAGTAATTCGGTATCCGTTGTCGAAGTACTTAGGCTGAATAACATCTCGTGACGTTGGAAAGTCAAGAGCAGATACCCATCCGGATGTAGATCGATCGATAACTTGGACGCTCGCCCCGGCGTGAGGGGCAGGTTTGGCATCCTGTCGGCCAAAGCGTGCAAGAGTTGAGCCAATGTATGCACCTGCGTCACTTTTTCCACTCCTGTTAGCTGCAATAAACCAGTTTTCTTTCTTCTTCCGCTGTAAAACGCTGTCAACGAACACTTGTTGCTTAGCGTGCAGCGGAAAGTTCTTGAGCGGATCGCCCTCCCGGCGCGTCTTGAGTTCATCAGCCATCAAGAGGAAACGTTCTTGTTGTTCTCGCATCGTTGGCATGTGACAAATCCATCCATTTTGTGCCATAATGGGCACATGAGAGCGCATCAGTCAACCAAAACATGCACAGATTGCGATCGGCGACTGCCAATCGAAGAGTTTCCATGGCACAGAACCTACGGCGTGCGCATAAGCTACTGCCGAGAGTGCAGAAACACGCGCAATCGCGTTTACATGACGGCATTCAGACGCAGGCACGGTACACCACTAGCGATTCGCTGGAGTGCCAATGAGAAACAAGTGCTCTGGCTCGTGCATTTCATGGGCCTAACACCCCGCTATGCGGCTGAGCTAATCAACAAGGACGTTCGAGCAATCAAAACCTACGCAAGTCAGATGATGGGCCTCGGCCCCTGGAGGTGTTATGAGCGAATTTATGCAAGAGCCAAGTGAGGCCGAGATCCGCTCGACCGGCGATCCACGCAACTTCATTGCACACCGGATGCGGCTAGCCGCATCCATTGACGAGTTCGAAGCCAGAATGGATATGCTTGAGTTCGGATTTACCATCGCCTCCGGCGATGGTCCACACATCGGCTATGCCGACGCATCCCAGCGGGCTTCGCCCGGTGAGGTAATTCCGCCTGGCGGAACGGGGCAGGAGCCCTGACCAATCCCGGGCTCCGCCCGGATCGGTTGACGTCGCCCCGGCCACGCGCCATAATGCACCCGCATCCTAAACAGATGACATTAAATGGAGACTAACTCATGAAAAGAGTACTCGTAGCTGTGGCGCTTATGGCGGTGTCACTCACGGCCGTAGCCACTGATGCCGAGGCTCGGCGCCGCGGTGGAAGCCGCACACGTACAGAAGTCATCACTACGGCTCCGGCGATCGATCCGCTGACGCTGATGCTTCTCCTCGGTGGAGGCGGCGCACAGTCGTTTGGTGTTGCTAATGCCGGCTTTGGCGCTAACCCGCTAGCACTGTTGCTGGGCGCACAGTCGTTCGGTGGTCAGACCACGATCATCGAAACTGAGCGCCGCGGCCGTCGCGGTGGATGGCGTCGTGGCCCTGGTCCTCGGCCGGTGCCTAGCAGCCGCTAACAGTCAACCCACGCTGGCCCCCCGGGGCCAGCGCAAGGAGACAAAACGCATGAAACATCTTGTTACCCTCGGTTTAAGCGCTGCGCTTCTGGCCGGCAGCTTTGCCGCCGCAGATGCTCGTGAGGGACGTCGCCACTGGCGTGGGGATCGAGGCCGCACTACGATCATCCAACAGCCCGCAGTTGGCATTGGCGTTGGTTTGGCAGGCTTGCTGCTCTTGCAGCAGATGTCACAGCCACAGCAGCAGCCTGTCTATGAGCAGGAGCCCCTCCCCAGGGAGCCGAAGCTGCGGCGTGACAGCCCCATTCCGCTAAAATGAACCTGCGGTTCATCACACAAATCCTGAGGGGGGTCGCTGCCGCAACGCGGCCCCCAGTTCCACGCAACCCGGCGAAGAGGCCTAGCATGAGCACACCTGCGCCTACCCCCGTTATCGAGACGCCTACGCCGTGGTACAAAAGCAGGACGCAGCTTCTTAGCGTCGCGCAGACCGCGATTGGCATTGCCCTAGCGCTGGGCTTGATCAGCCCTGATGCGGGAACCATCCTGAAGGGGAACCTGGAGCCAATCATCGGGGGCGTTGTGGCGCTAGTCGGCCTCGTGGCTCTGTGGACGCACCCAACCGAGGTGCAAAACACGGCCAAGACAGCGGCTGCTGAAGCGACCGTCGCCACGGCTGAGGTTATTGTGGATAAGGATCGCTCAGGGGGCCCTGGAGCGGCTGCGGCCGCTGCCAAGGAGATTATCAGGGACGCATAGAGTTTATAGGGGGGCTGAATGACGCCGGAGTTTATGCACGCTCTTTTGCTGCTGGGGATAGCAGCGTTCAATGCATTTACAGCTTTTATGGCTTGGCGGACGCTAGGGGTGACTAAGCGCACCGAGGCGAATGTTGCAATCGTGGAGAAGGCTACGAACAGCATGAAAGACGCATTGGTGCTAGCGGCCGGCAAAGCGGGATTTCAGCAAGGTGTTGATTCGACGAGGCAATTATGAAACTAGGCGGCACACAAACCCCCCCAGCGCCGGGCGGCGCAGATCCATTTGGGGCACTAGCCCGGGCCAATGCGCCTGTTGGGCCAGGCATCGGAACCAGCTCGGTGGTTGGAGCGACGAACCGTCGCAGGCGCTTTGCAGCGCAGGTGCTTGGCGATACGCCCCCGCGAGATGGTCCGTTTGCCCAGTCCGCCCAGCCGATCGCTGTGGCTATGCCCCCTCGCGCTAGGCGCGAGGTGCGCCGTTCGAAGGGCGACCCTGGCGGCCCTAACCCGTTCAGATGAGCGCTACGCGCTCAGTTATTCCACCCTCCGGGCTTCGCCCGGCGCAACCAAACGAGGACGCTATGAAAGTTCGTGAATTGATCGAGCTGCTTTCCCATCATGATGGTGACCTGGAGGCCACGGCTATGGACGGTGAGGAGATGGAACAGATGCCCATAACCGGGATCATCCACGTCGGCGATCGCATTGAGATGCAGACGGAGGATGCGGATGAGGTTGACGCCGAGGTGGAGCAGGCATGAGCATGATCAGGCCGACAGTTGGGCGCATCGTCTGGTATTGGCCAACACGTCCGACCTCGCTGACGAGCCAGCCCTTCGCCGCGATCATCACGCGGGTTCATAGTGATACAGCTATTGACCTGATGGTGATGCATCCCATTGAGGGGCCAATCCCCACGCAGTGGGTTGGGCTGTTCCAAGAGGGCGAGGAGGTGCCCGACACGGCAGCTTACGCCGAGTGGATGCCTTATCAACAGGGGCAGGCAGCTAAGGCGGAGGCTGCCGAGGCAGCCCTCGCCCAGGGTTTCACCCGCCTCCCAGATCCAGGACCCAAGCACTCATGATCGATTTAGCACATTTTAGCTATAGCCATCTCCCGGATGACCTCCGGGAGGTGAGCAAGCTGTTTTACGACCAGGCGCACACGTTGTGCAACTTCTTGCCTCCCAGCTACACACGGGGTTTGGCCCTGTTGAAGCTGTGGGAGGCCAAGAACCTGGCCGTCATTGCACGCCTCGAAGCCGATCGTCAGAGGCCGCAGGCCTCAGCCGGATCAGGTCTTGCTCAGGGTATGTCGGGAGCACCGCCTTCGGCGGACGCAGGTGCAACGAGGCTGCGCCCATGAAGCCCGCACACATCTTACTCGCTACGCTCGTAGCGCTGTTCTTGGTGCTGGGGCTTTTGATCATGCCTCGCACGCCGGCGCCTCCGCAGGCACAGCTGTATGTGCCTGAGCAGGCCATTCAGCACCCATGCGGGGACGCAAGGCGTCCAATGCCGGGCGAGTTGCCATACTGGGGCGCAGCTCCCACGCCGGGGGCGCCAGGGCGATGAGCGCGGTACGTTCGCCCTCTCCGGCTTCGCCTGCGCAGAGCAGCGCAGCTGCTCAGTGGCCTCGCCAGACGGTGGGCGAGATGAACAAGTTCTATGGAAACCCAGACCCTGAAGGGGACGGACGCCCCAACAGAACGTGGGAGGCTGAGAATCTGATCCGCGTTATGCCTCCGTACCCCATGGTGCTGGCGTGGGCGCCTAGCGCCCCGCTGCGCAGCTTCATGTTTCACAGGCTGGCTGCGCCAGCCCTGCGGCGAGTGCTAGCAGCCATCTTGGTGGAATACCCGGAGCCCTGGCAGCGCGAGGTTGCTGGACTGCATTTGTGGGGCGGTGCGTATAACTTTAGGCTTATGCGGGGCGGCTCGGCGCTGTCAATGCACAGCTGGGGCTGTGCAGTTGACTTAAACCCGGCTGTGAACTGGTTTGGACGGCGCTATGTGGAGCACTTGGGCATGATGCCACGCACTGTCGTGCGCTTGTTCGAAGCCGAAGGCTTCGTCTGGGGCGGTCTGTGGCGCAAGCCGGACGCGATGCATTTTCAGGCTGCACGCACATGAAGCGGCGCCCTGTGCCGATGACGATCACCCTGAGGCGCAAGCCGCGCCTCGTGCGGTTTGTGAATGCGTATATGCATTGGCGCCAGCTCGGCCTGGGACGGCGAGCGGCCCTGGCCGCGGCATGGAGGATCAGTCGATGAGCCACGAGGCGCAGCGCAGCTGCGAGGAGCTTAACAAGATTACTGGTCTGTCGGAGCAGATATATGCCGCCGCTTCGACGCTTGACAAGCCTGAACGGCACATGATTAGTGACTTGGCAAAGCTGATCCAGTGGGTTGCCTATGATGCGGCGAACCCCGGCAGCGTCGAGGCCGCGCACGCGATTGCGAATCTGAAGGGAGCTGTGAGCCGATGAACACACGCGAGTGTAATTCGCCTAACCGCCCTTGGCGGTTTAGCCCTGAGCCCAGCAAGCACCCCGCGGGCGCGGAGCCCCCAAAGGATCGTTACTGTACGCTGTGTAAGCGCTGGTGCGCGGGGGTGCCGTGTAGTGACATCCTGCGCTGATCGGCCCCTGGCCGATCCGCCTAATGCCGATGAGCTGATCCGGCATGTGCTGAATGAGCTTGCGCTCCCTCAGGATGAGGCGCATAGCGACATGGCTCGGACGGCGCTTCGACGCAGTCAGTGGTCGACAGGGCGTGCGTACTGGCGACTGGTCGAAGATCTGAAACTCAACATTCGCTAATGGGGCGCAGCCGAGTGGGGTGATCAAATTTTGATCAGCTCAGCTGGATCATCCGTGCCACAAGTCGCAAGCTTAGTAGGCTTCTAAACGCCCACCCGCTCCCATGGCTCTACTTCTACGTGTAGAGGGGGTGCCACCCCCCTCCAAGCGTGTGTGACCAACGGGCTACGCCCGTAGCCTGTGCGCAACACTGCAGCTGCGCTGCATCAGTGTGGTGACATAATAGCTACGTGACATTGTGGTTTAGTGCAACACCGTAGCCACTTGGCCACATAAGTGATTGATTTAACACAAAAAAAATACCCTGGCGTTGCCGCCAGGGTACATGTGATGTATTCACATCACTTCTTCGCCTTGCCTTCCTGTGCAATGATGCCTTCCAGCAACACACGTGCCCGCTCCTCGGACACACCAGCCGCGCGTGCAAGTGCGCGGATATCACGTACACCCTGGTCTACTGGTGAACGTTGCCCTTCGGCCAGCTCGCGTTGCACATCTACAACAGCGAACACTGTTGCATCAAGGGCACTGTTGCCCATTTTCCTCAGCCGGCCCTGAAGAATGATGCGGACACTCGAAGCGGCCCAAAAGAGTATGTCTTCTTCGCTACAGTTGCTGAAATCCAACTCGGAAACGACCGGATATTCTTCGTTGGCGTCCTTATGCAGCTTGAACGTATAAGCTGCCTTTACAACTTTGGGGCGAATCGTCTCAAAAGAGCGCTTTCTTGTGTCATCTTTGCCCAGCGGCTGACGCTGTCCAACTACGTTGGCGGCGCCCTTTGGCTTAGGGGGTGACATTTTTGCCGCACTTGTGTCCTTAGGGACACGCGGCGCCTTAGCAACCTGCGGTTGCTCATTGGTTGTGTTGCTGATCGGCTGCACAGTGGTGATAGCGTCACTCATAGAAGTTCTCCATAATTTATTGGCCCAACAGCTGCAAAGCCACATGTGCGACGCATGTGCGACACTGTGATTATTCAGCTACATTCATCATTTGCACCAGCTGTTGCCATTCGGCAACAGTGGCCTCGCAGCACAGATGCGGATAAGTTCGCGTTTTGGTTGTAAAGTTGACCAACTCACGCAGAATAGCGAATTGACGGTCAGTAGTACACGCTTCACGTGTAGCGGCAAAATTAACATGGTGCTTGCCATGTGCATTTCTATCCGTGAGGGTTTCACGTGTTTCGCGTGTCATACACGCTTCACGTGTATCACGGATAGCACGTATCAGCATAGACTTTCTCATATTGCAACTCCCAATTGTGGGCGGCGCAACATGTGGCCATGTAGCTGTTGGGCGGTTCACATTGTCAAAGAGCCCGGACTACGTCCGGTCATTCAACATACCATGAATGCGCCATTTGGTGTGTAAAATCGTAGTGCGAGCTCTTCAACAAATTGTGATAATTATGAACATTTTGCAATCTGCGATTGCAAAATTGGGCACATTTGAGTGAGCACACGCTATGCACGTAGTGCGCAAATCGCAAGCACCTTTACGTCGCCGGCGCTGTGCGCGGCGATCTTACACGCTAGGCGTGCGTGTGGTGCGCGAACGCGCAACCTCAGGCTGTGATCGCTGGGGACGATCGCAACTCTGATCCAAATCTCTTAAAAATTTAAATAAATAAATAGGGCTCCGTCCAAAACGCTATTGGCTGCGCCAATTCATTGCTGACGCGAAACGCTGGCGCGTTTGCAGCTTACGCGGGAGTTTCATCTGTCGGGGAGCGCACCTCGACAAACTCAGCATCAATGGCTGCGCCATTGGAGTTATGCGTCCCGCCTGCGGCGCTTTGGTCCATGGGCACAGGCAACGATAGCTGCTCAGCCATGGCCCTGAGCTGATCCTCAAGCATACTATCAGACATACGTCCAACGTTCAGATTCACATTGATGCTGCTTTCAGTTTTGTCAGTATAGCCGCCAGTGCGACTGAGCTGAACAAGTGCATTCACATAACGGTCAGGAAAAGCCTTGCCAAGCTTCCTGATGTCATCATACGTCGGACTGGCTTCGAGAAATACAGCTAGCAGATCAAGAAAGGGTGTGCGGTCATACGCCCTGAGGCGTGTGCGTAGCTCATCGCCCGTAAAACCTACATGAGACTTGGGTTCGCCAGGGTCCTGCGGACCCGTACGCTCTTGCGCTACGCTTCCAGATCTGGTCATACGCCATCCTTTCGAATGTATGGGCTCTTGCGCTCCTTGCGCCCAGGCATTAGGCCGACACCACGTGCAGCCCGCAGCGCGGCATTCTGCCGCTTCTGCGCAAACACCTCAGGGTTAGCCACCTGGTGTTCGATGCGCTTGAGCGCAATGTCAGCAGTGGTGTTCAAGCCACGCGAGCGCTGTGTCTTCTCATTCACAAGCTCAGCCGCTAGAAAGATCCACTGATCGACAGCAGTCATGCTTGTAATCCACACACCATCAGGGCGCTTAATGGCTGGGAATGCATACAGCTCAACCCAACGCCACATCGTTACGATCGACGAGATGCCCATGTAACGACAGATGTTCTCAGCCCCAACGATGATGTTATCAGATGGATCGACGTACAAGCGTGCAGCGAAGCTATCCACATGCGAGCCGCCATAAGGCTTGTCACGGGTGGTGCCCCTAGTCATCGACACACCTGCGATGTGTATGCGATCTTACGGCTTCGCCGACGCATATCAGCGCACCTTCTCATCACTCACACATTGCACAATCTTGACGTCCTTGCGAATATAGGGATCTTTACAAACTGTGCGGCCCTTAGTGTCAAGCACAATCCAGTCCTCAGCGTAGTACTCCATCGGCTCCGGCGCTTCGCGCTGGGTGCGAGGAGTATTGTGCGGCTGCTCAGCAGGCTGCGCCTGCCTGTAGCGCTCGGGGGGCAGATAGCCTTGAGCGCTTGCAGCGCTCATAATCATCTTGATCCCCTGCAGCAGCACAAATACGATCAGGGCGAGAGCAGCGAGTGCCACAATGGCGCCCAGAACGGGGCGCTTTGGCTCATAACCATAGCCCTTCACTGGCCACCTCGACGTGACTTGATGTTCGCCTCAAGAGCGATCCAGATGCGGCGCACCGCATCCGACATTGTGCGCACAGCGCTTATGGTTGGCAGGTTTGTGGGCATGATGGGCCTCCATGGCCATGTCTCGCACGCAGCGCTTGCCGCGTCAACCCATGCGGCTGTGCCGCGGGCACAAAAAATGACACATCAACGCAGCTACGCTTGTGCGGCTAAGTATGGTGATCAAATTTTGATCGGTCAGCTATGATGCATATCCAAGCGATTTGAGTGCAGGACGTTTCCAAAACCCCAATAAAAACAAGGGCTTATCAATGGTGATTTTGTGACAAATTGCCTTATATATCCCGTTTAAAATTCCATATAACCACATATACAATTCCCTGTACCCCCAATATAATGGGGTTTGCACTTTTTCACGCGTCAAAATTTCCCAATAAAAACAACGCCTTACGCCAACCAAAGGAAATCCTCCATGCCAGAAACGCCGATTCCTTCCTGTGATGAGCCCCACAACAACGCAGAATCAGTCCGAAATACAAGCGACGACGCCCTTGCTCTCACATTTACGGATCTAAATCACAAGGATATGCGCTTTTCAGGTCAGTTGACTAAATGGCATATATGGACTGGCATAAAATGGGAGTCTGATCACAAACTCACCGTCTACAAGAAGGCTCGTCTGTTTATCAGACAAACGGCTGTCGGCATTCAAGATGCAATCGTCAAGCGGCTCAAAGACGAGATCCCGTTTCGCGCTGACGATGCCACTAAACAGAAGCTGACGCTTGAAGCCCAGTCGAAGGCCCGTCGCAGTACGTCAGCCATACAAAGCAGCGGCACCATACACAGCATTGTGAAGCTGGCCCGCTATGATAAGCGCATTGCCATTGGCATTGAGGAGTGGGACGCCGATCCCTGGGCATTGAACACCCCAGCCGGCACGATCGACCTCAAAACAGGCGAGGTTCGCAAGCATAATCCACTGAATTACATTACACAAGCAACCGCTGTTGGTCCGCGAAACGCGCAGCCGGTCAAGTGGCTTGAGTTCCTCAAAATGATTATGCGCAACGATGAGGAGATGATTCGCTATCTGCAAAAGGTGTTCGGGTACTGCTTGGTCGGTGAGACCAAAGAGCACCAGATGTATTTCGCTTATGGAACGGGGGCTAATGGCAAGGGCGTTACGCTCAGCACAATTCGCGGCGTTTTAGGCAGTTACGGCATTGAAGCTGCAATCGAAACATTTATCATCAACGACTCGTCACGGCATCCAACTGAGTTAGCAGACCTAAAAGGCTCTCGGCTTGTGACATGTGGCGAAACCGATGACGGCCAGCGATGGGCCGAAGCTCGCATAAAGATGTTGACTGGCGGCGATCCCGTAAAAGCTCGCTTTATGCGCCAGGATCCATTCGAGTACACCCCTCAATTCAAATTGTTTTTGGCTGGCAATCATAAGCCCCGATTGAATAATGTCGATGAAGCTATCGAACGCCGTTTCCGGCTCATACCGTTTACGTTTACCGTTCCAAAGCCTCAGCGTGATGTAGACCTCGGCCAGAAGCTACGTGAGGAGTGGCCTGCTATTCTGGCCTGGGCTATTGACGGCTGTTTAGCCTGGCAAGCCGAGGGCTTGGAGCCGCCCGCTGCAGTTGCCACCGCAACAAAAAGCTACCTTAATCAGGAGGATTCCATAACGGCGTGGTTCAATGAGTGTTGCGCAGCAAGTGATAGTAAGTCATTTGTATACATCAAGGACCTGTTTGAGTCTTGGCGTGGGTGGGCCCTTGACAATGGGGAACAGGTCGGCACTAAGCGCATCCTGACCAGGCATCTTGAAGATCGTGAACCCGTCTTGAAGATTTCAAAGGCTAAGCGCAACGAGGGGTTTGGATTTATGGGATTGGAGCTGACTGTAAAGGCCAAGAGCCTCAATGCGTGAGTTTGTCGTCATGGTCGAATGTCCCGACGATTGGTAGTGCAATCAATGGTTGCATCTGATGGCATTTCATGCCATTATGTGTATGGTCATGGCGTACCGCCATCCATCTGGAAGCGCTAGCGCTTCCAGTGACCATAACACGGAGATGCGAAATGATACTCAAGATCATCATGGCCACCGCCCTGGCGGCCGCATTCGCGGCGTGCGATGTCGTCGCAAACCATGCAGCTAAGAGCAGCCGCTCGCTGAACGCCACTCGCTCTGACGCGGGCGTCACGTTTGGCCGTGGCGTCTGTGACGACCCTACCTGGAAGTGCGGCCGACACGGCAACTGACAGCTGCGCTGTCAACCGTCGCATCTCCCATCAACCCAACAAGGACCTCAAAACTATGACAAATTACGCTGCAGACCATGTGCCGAACTGGAGCCGTCAGCCAGACGCTTCGCGTCTGAACACGCTTATTAGCTTTGTGCTTGAGGCGCATGAGCCGATCAACAAGACGAACTTCCGGCGCTGGCTCGTCGAGCTGGCATATGCCAAGGACGACACAGCATCCTGCTCGAACGGCCATGACCATGGCTGTAACCGCGGCCTCGGTGAATGGTTAGGCATCGAGCCCTACGGGCAAGGGACCGATGGCTCGGTGCCATGGAACAAGCAGATCGGCTTCTCGTCTGAGCGGCTGAATCGCTACGTTGATCCGCTGTGGCGTGAAGCGATCATCGTGGCGGACTTCGCCACGCAAAAAGCCATGTATGTGCAGCTGTTGCGCGACTTGCGCGACCACAAGCAGTTCTGGTATACCCTTCCAGCCAACGCCGTGTCTGAGTACGACGCTGTGATGGCTGCGGGCTGAGCGACTGGGTTCGTTCTCCATCCTGGGGGGCCGCGTTGGCCCCCCTTTTTTGCAACCCTTGAAAGGACTAAAGCCATGTCTGACCGCACGCATCCTGAGGACGAGGTTGACGAAGACGCTGTTCGCCAGGATCATGAGGAGCTGGGTAATGAGGCCTTCGATGACAAGTATGGCGTTGATCCGAATGTGCCCTACGAGCCTGTCCCTGGGAACCCCGACGATGAGACCAAGCAATAGCCGTTAGTCTCTGGAAGCGCCCACCAAGGGCGGGTGGGCGCTTCGACGGACTAACATGAGGATGCGATCCCATGAACAAGATGAAAGCCCTCAGCTTGGCCAACGAGCTCAACCGTGGTCAGGTTGAGAGCGTCGAGAGCTGCTGGATGTTCGTCGCCACGGGCAATCGCGGCGGCTACGACGTTCGAAAGTACATCCGCATTGAGACAGCAGTCGGTGCGGGCTGGCGTTTCCACTCCATCTATGAGGCAAAATCATGAACATCGACAAGATCAAGCGCTTGCAGAAGTACTATGCGTCGCAGGCGGAGCACATAGAGTGGAACCAGCGCTGCTGCGTCGGGGGCGTGTTGGAGAATTGGGGCAATCGCTCATCGACCAATGCCAGCCCGCACAGCATCAGCACAGAGCTGAGCATTACTTATGCTGAGGCGGAAAAGCTGTTTTGGTTACGCGCCCCAGACGGCATTGGCCGTCTCAGCGAATTCAACCACATGTCGCTGGCTCAGCAAAAGGCTTTCCTGCACGAAGCGCTTGAAACGCTCATGCGTACAGGTGAGGTTGTCATCACACTTTGATGATCAAATTTTGATCACAACAGGACGATCCCAATGAGAACTAAGAAAGAGCGCCAGCCCTTCGTCAGGCGCGGCGCGGAGACCAACGACATCTTCGTGGAAGACCTCAGGGGCCACGTGCGGAACGCCCACGTTACGTGGGCCAACTTGGCTGCTGATGCAAATGTGTGCGTTAGCACCGTCAGCAAGTTTGCTTATGGTGAAACCAAGCGGCCCACCTTCCGCACTGTGTTTCGCATTGCGGACGCCCTGGGTATCACGCTAAGGATGGATCGATAATGGGCGTTTGGCATGGGTAATACCCCGTTTCGCGTGACATCCATGCAGATGCGTGTATTATGTGCCAAATGCATTCCGTGCCGTTTCGTTTCACGCTTTCTGGAGCCCCCATGGCGACCCCCGAAGAGATGCGTCAACTTATGCAACTTGGCGCTGGTGATGAGCCCGGCGATAAGGCCTTGAGAGCGTACATGATCGAGCAACTTGCTGATCGTGAAGCTGACGTTGGTGCCACCGTTAGGTGTCAGTGGTGCGGCAAGGGCTATCGCAAAGACCGCCGCTCACAGAAGTTTTGTCAGCCTGAATGTCGTGCAGAGTTCCACGTATTTGCCAAGCGTTACATACGTACAAGGAGAGCCCTCTAACCATGCCCCAAGATCCTAATCGCTACAAAGACGTCTTGCAGCCTGATGATCCCCAGTTCATGCAAGCCGGTGCTGAGCTAATGAACACCCTGTCACCCGTGTTCACCAACTGGCTCGCCGAGATGGCCATCAAGGACATTGCGCCTAAGGAGGCCTACAAGGCGTCTGTCATGGTCTTCGCTGCGATGGTTGGCACACTTGCAGAAACATGCGCCAAGCCTGATATGCACGCTCTGTTCGCTGACGACTTCTGCGATGAGTTGAAGATCTTTCTGCAAGGCATCCATGGAGGCGCTGGTGTTGACCGTCATAATTGAAGCCAAACGCCCCGCTTACAGCGGGTGGCGCATACGTCAGCGTTTGGGCGATGACAACTTCGCCTATCGCGAAAACAAAATCACCCTCGCCGAGCTGGTTGAACGCGCTGAGCGCGTACGCAGCCGCTGGACTTACGCCGAACCCTCAACCGAATTTCGTCTAAAGGTACTTGATCATGCCTCAACTAGAGAACCACGATCCGAACGTACGCCTGCAGGGTGCCTCGGAGGACCAATTGATCCTCAGCGCTTACCGGCTCATGTTGGCCGTGCGAGCAACGCTCGCAATTCTGAGCGATCCAGAACATCCGGCCCACGCCGAGAAATTGCTGCTGTCCCTAGCAGTCGACGGCCTCCTCGCCCGAGTGGAACAGATGGTCACGCGCATGGAGATGGCGCGATATCCTGAAACCGGCGTGATTTTGGGTTTCGATCCGCCGTTGCCCGGCGATGATGACGCGGACTAAACATTTATGTTGCGGCGAAGCCGCACGTGTGTCATAAACATGTAAATCGCCATTGGGCGATTTACAACCCGCTGGAAGCGCAGCGCAATCACGTGGGCGCAGCCCACAGGAGTTTGACTAATGACTGAAGTTTCTGCCCAGGTAACCGACGGCGGTTCCATCAATTTCAACTACGATTTTGGCACTGACCTGAAGAGCGCCATCGCGATCTTCGGCGAAGAGATCGTTTGGAGTTTCGCTCTGCGCGGCTTGACAATTGCTGCGCAATCGTATGCCAGGGGCCTGATCAAGTCTGGCAAGTCCAAGGACGAGTGTCTTGCCGCAATCGCGGCGTGGAAGCCCGGCGCTCCCAAGGCTACCAAGTCCAAGGAAGATCGTGTCCGCGAGCTTCTGAGCAAGATGACCCCCGAAGATCGGGCCAAGCTGCAGGCCGAGTTGCTTGCGGACCAGCCCGCTAAGAAGAGCAAAGTCGCATAAGCTGGACGTGTACGCATCCGCGTTCAGTCTGCAAGGGGGTCCTTAGCGCCATGAACGCTCTGGACCCCTTTCCATTCCAACGGTGCGCCAACTATGGAGACCAACTATGACCAACGAAGGACCCGTACCGAGTGAAGCTGATTGGGACGCCACAATTGCCAGGGCGGCCCCTGGTGTGCAGCGCCATATGGCTCGCGTGCTGAAAGCCGTTTCAGGCCCGCTGCGTAAGCTGAGCGAAGAGCTTGAAACTGAGGGTGCCACCATCCCGGAGGTTTGCGAAGCCCAAACCCAAGCCTTTGCCATCGCAATGAGCTACTTCGTGGCTCTGTATCCATCGGATCTGCGACGTGCTGTGATAGAAAACATTGCAGACGGCTTTTACCAAGCGCTGGTAAATGCGAGCGTACACGCTGACAGCGCTCTTGAGCACGCTTTAGCAGCGATGAGCCGCTCTGGCGGCTCGCCCTTGCATGATGCGTTTGTCGCTAGCGGCTTCCAGCACATCGGAGGCGTGGCTGGCATCGACGTCTATATAGGCGACGAGCCGATGATAGTGCATCACCAGCCTGATCACACGGGCGTGTGCCAGGTGTGCGGACATACCAACCGCACCCACCCCGATCCGCAGTGCCCTGGCCCGGCTGCGCCGGAGGCCGCATGAGCGGCTCTGGCGACGAGGCGGACATTCGTGAGGTTCGTCACACCATGCAGATGACGGCCCTGGAGGCCGTCATTTACATGTGCTTGCGAGACATGGATTCTGTGCGTCACGGCAGTGACATCTGTATGGCTCGCGACATCGCGGACTACATCATTCAACATTTACCTAAGGATGCGGACACATGAAAACGACCTTGCCTAGCGGCCAAGTCCTTGGCTCGGCGTCAGCCGAGCTGAGCGAGCGCACCCAGATCGAGATGCTACGAGCCACCATGCAGCTCTTGCTCGATCAAGTCGATTACACCAAGGGTGCCTGCAACATCGTGGAGCCAGTGGGCGGATGCCTGCCGCACGATGTCATTGAGACCTGCCATCGAACGCTCTTGCTAACCAAGCCGGAGGCGCGGCCATGATCGGTTGGCTCAGGGGGTGGTGGAGCCGCCCACCAGCGCGGGAGCGCATCTTAGCAGCAATGGACCGCCGTGAGTGGCGCTCATCCATGTGGATCGTCAGCCGCGCACAAGTGAGCATTGGCAAGTTCTACACCGAGGTGATCGATCTGGAGCAGAAACGTCTTGTAGAAAGCAGGTGGGACGAAGGCCCTTCTTCACCAGCTCGCCAAGACCTTCGCCGTCGCCTGTACAGGAGGTTAGTATAATGCTGGAGCGACTTAGCCGACAAGTCGAGCGCATTGCTGGAATGCGATCTGAGGTGATCATGAGCGCCGGGGTGGAGAGGCCTAGCCTGGCCTTGTGGATCATAACGGTCAACGATGCGTTGGAGCGAGCGCATAAAGCCGCTGGCTCGGGCGACGTCGCTGCGGCCATCCGCTGCATTAGGGAATTGGAGGCCCTCAAATGAAGTTTCATGTCGCCGGGATCACTTATGGTCCAGCCGAGACAGCGCAACTGCGCCGAGAGCTCATCAAGTTGCGTGACCGTGCACTGATGCCCAGCACCAATGATGCGGAGTTAGCCATCAAGCTGAGCCACGCAATCGGCCTGTTGACGTCCATGAGCCTGAGCCTGTGGATGACCGAGTTTAGGGCGGAGATGGACAAATGAAACGCTTCGCGTTTGCAGCCGCCTTGCTGACGGCGTCCGCCGCAGGCGGATGGGCGGCATGTGGCAACGTGGCTCACAACATCGTGCGCTCGACGGAGTGCCTCGCCTACACAACCGACTGGGCCATACAGAAGCAGCTCAAAGATGTGCGGCAAAACGCCTTGGATGAGTGGCTCAGCGAGCAGCCCCTCGCCGCCGCGAGCCTTGAGCTGATCCTCAAGGAGGCGAACTTGCGTGGCACGCATGCATTGCAGCGAGACCTTAGGGTGTGGCCCGACAGGGACATGTACATCAGCCGAGGCTGTGATACGCTGCCACTGTGTTCGGCTCCGCCGCGCGTTGCACCTATGCCTGAGGCCCGCAAACCGCAGCAGGCGGATAGGCGACAAACCGTGCGCAAGCGTACGCCTGCTCGCCGCGTCGGTCGTAACCGACGCACGGGCGGCGACTACTGCGGACCGCGCGACACAGCAAGGGGGTATTGTGACAGATGAAGCGCATATATAAGTGGACCTTTTTGGATTTTGATGAGAGCTTACATAAGATCCATGTCGATCTCGGCGCGATCGAGCGCATTCATAATCAGCCTGATGGAACAACAGCAGTGACATTCAGGGGCGGCTTAACATTTCATGCGGAGGGTGTGGATTATACTAACCTGCTGAATGCGTGGACCGAGTTCATGGAGACACATAATGGACCTAACGAAACTCCGCCTGTATGATAATACGCGCTTGAGCGACTACAAGCGCTGTCCGCGGCTCTTCATGTTCAGGCATGTGATGCACTGGGTGGGCGCCGAGCGTCGCTTACCACTGATCTTTGGTGGCGCTTGGCACAACGCGATGGATCGTCTGTGGGAGGAGGCCGCCGCGCGGAGCCCTCGCTCCGTAGTGATCGAGTCAGCCTTTGGCGCCTTCATCACGCACTGGATCAAGGAAGGTCTCCCTCCGCCCCATGAGATCGACCTAAGCACCAGCGAAGATCTCTTGCCTCGAACACCTGCTGTAGCGCTGGAAATGCTCGAAGAGTATTATGACAGACGTCATCGCTCCATCATGGAATGGGAGATCCTGGAGATTGAGCGGCCCTTCGCCGTGCCCCTCGACCCAGACGACGACACATTGTTCTATGTGGGGCGGATCGACAAGGTCGTTAGACCAATGCCTTCGTCGGTTCGTGGCATCGAACACAAAACCACCACCTCCATGCGTCTGAACAATAAACGTCAAACTATAAGTCCGATGTTCCGTGAAAGCTTTTCACCTAATGCCCAGGTGGATGGCTATCTGTATACGTTGCATATGCTCTATCCAGAGGAGAGCCTTCGAAACAGGGTCGATGTCTACGTCGACGGAGCGCTGGTGCATAAGATCGGCCAAGATGTCCAGTTTATCCCGGTCGATCGCCAAGTTGGCCATCTAGACAACTGGCTCTGGGAGACGCACCACTGGATCAAGCAGATCGAAGAGCAGCGGGCGGCCCTGGCTGAGGCTAGTGGGTTTGACAAGTACCTCAGCGCGTTTCCCAAGAACACCAACTCGTGCTTCGACTTTAACTCGGCGTGTCAGTTCCTGCCACTGTGTAAGGCTCGTCCAAATCCGCTGACATGGGATGAAGCGCCCGCAGGCTACAAGGAGGAGCGATGGGACCCCCTCGACCACATCGGAACACCAAAGGAGCTAATCGACTAGCGCTCCCCGGCGACTTGGCAGCCCTGGCTGCCAGCGCTAAGCCCACAAGCATTAAGCGCTATGAGGAGACTCTAGCCATGATGGGCTATCAAGCCACGCGACTGCAGATCAAGCAAGAGAGTTGGTTCCGCTCTCGCTGGCACCGCCGCAACAAGATGACTGGTGATCTGCGCAAAGCAATGGATGCACTGAAATGAATCGCTACACACTTAAAGGTCTGCGTTCTGGCGAAGAGCCGCAGGTCGTTGACGCAGCGTCTGAGGATGACGCCCGTCACGAAGTCATGTGTCTGAGGTGGGGACCGCCGACAGGCATATACGCTCCTCGCTACAAGGGCGAGGGGCTGATCCTGATTGGCATGGAGGAGCTGGATGAAGTATGAATTCACAGTGATAGTTGATCTTGAGAGCGATCTGCATCAACCACATCCTGAGATTGATGAGTATGTGAAGCAGCTCCGCTCTGGCATAAAGCAGGCCTTGCGCGATCACATTGAAGAGGCCGTTGGTGCGTGGGGTGGTCAGCTGTGGCCTGGCCACATTATGTTCTCGCAGAACTTCAAGCGCGTAACCGCACGCTCACGGCGGAGAGTAGCCTAATGGACACACGTACAGTGCCATTCACTCAGTTCATTCGCCCACACGGGGCGAGGCGCCCCGTAGTGATCTCAATGCCTAAAAGCGTGGCTGAGAAGGCTGATAAGATCATCGCGGCGGGCTACAAGATGACCTGCGAGATTTTGTCGAATGGCCTCGTCAGCCTGGCCATCGAAGGCAAGAACTGTGACGTAGCCATACAGGTGGTGCCTAACGGCGACCAAGTGCCTGTGGCCGTCGAGGTGATGATCGACATGTTCGATTTTGACGACGCTAAGCGTCGAGATGATGGAGCTGGTTTGTGATGGTTGAGTTAGTGATGGCTGTGGATACCGCTGCGCGGCAGTTCATGTATGATCTGTTGCTAGGTGCAGCTATTGGCTTGGCGATTGGACTAATCTTTATGGGCCTCCTCATGTGGTGGCTATGGGAGAGGAACCACCGATGAAGCTGGTTATGATCAAGTGGGTTGACTCATTCAACCGAGCAACAGGGTGGATCAATACGCCGAACTGGAAGGTTGGCGAGCCCTGCACCGTGACTACAGTGGGCTGGATCGTTGCCGAGGGCAATGATGCTATGGACGTCGCTCAAAGCATGAGCCCTGAGACTGAGCTGCGCCATGAGCAGGTGCATAATGTCATCTCAATTCCAATGGGGGCCATACTTAACATCCGGCCAATCGCAGCGAGCGAAGCTCGCACGAAGAGCAAAAAGCCCCCCACCTGAACATGGTTTGTGTTGACATCTGAGGTGCCTTGTGTCACAATGTGCATCATGTGACGCTAAGGAACCTCATCGAAATGGCCAAGCCACCTCTCGCTATAGCGGAACCTCAGAACGCCTTAAACGCTGAGGTTTCGCCGTTCTCCCGCATCATGCTAGTCGGACCAACCGGCTCTGGCAAGAGTACTCAGATCTGGTCACTCCCTGGTCGTAAATTTGTGTATGTGTTCGACCCGAACACTATGGCCACGATCAGCGGCTGTGATGCTGACTACGTCCCATTCCTCCCCGAATTCACCGAGATGGACGCGACGCTCAAAGGCTTCAACAAGGGCGCTGTGAGCGATATGCCCCGGGGCGGCAAGCGCGAACCATCCCTGTACATGCGCTGGGTCGATCACATCAATGACTTTGAGGGTCGCAAGCTGTTCGAGCGATACGACTGGTTGGTCTTTGATTCAATGACATTCATCGCTAAGGCGCTGATGGATCGACAGCTGTACATCAACAATCGCTATGGCGACATTGAAGAATTGGGCGACTACCGTGTTGTTGGATCGAAGCTTGCAGATGTTTTTGGCACGATTAGCAGCCTACCTATTAACATATACAGCACGGGGCACATCCAAACGTACGAAGATGATAAGACGAAGAAGGTTGTCACGCAAATTATGCTCCCTGGTAAGGGAAGGACAATGCTGCCTTTATCTCACACCGATACGTGGGAAGCTCGTGCTGGGGAGAAAGCCGGAACGTATGAGGTTAAAACCGTTCCAGAGTCTCGTGGTCTACAGGAGATCAGGTCGGCGATGAAGGGCTTGAAGCCCGTCGAAGATGTGACGATCCGCAACTTTAAACGCGCCAGCGAGTTTGGCATCGGGGCGCTAATTGCAAGGAGCCAGCTAAATGGCAAGAGCAACCAAGGTGGCGCAGCCACCAGAACCTGAGGAACGTAAACGGATGCCCTTCATAACCGAATCACTTGATGACGTCTCAGAAGCCAAGCCGGCTCCTGAATTCGAATACGATCTGCGCATCGTCAAGGCCACGCGGGGGCCAAGCAAGAAGGGCAATGACATGATCACGGTCATGTTGGCCTTCGCTGACGGCACCGACGCACCGCCGTTTTATCACTACCTGATCAGCTGGGACGCTGACACGCCTGACGAGCAGATCTTAAACCGTAAGCGCGAGCTTAAGCGGTTTATCGCGTGCTTCGATCTGCGTGAAGATTTTGAGGTCGAGGACCTTCCCGGCGAAACTGGAACCAGCTTCGTGGTGCAGGAGGAGGGCGATGACGGCATCGTCCGCAATCGGCTAAAGCTGCCACGCATTAAGGACTGAACGCGAACATGACGCTGTGGTCGGCGCAGCGTTGTGAGGCCCAGGGGGTTTTTACGAGGTCCTTCCCCCTGGGCCGTTTAGGAGGTGAAATGGCTCGTATCGGAAGACGTATAAGTGTGCAGCTGAACGATCAGCTGTATGATCGTGTGCAAGGCTTGAAGCACGGCTTTCGAAGCCCTGTGATGGAAAGCTTGATAAAGCTGGCTCTTGACGCTATCGATGAGGATGGCGACATAATGATTGGGGCACTGATAGCGGGCGAGTACAAGCTGGTCAGGCATGAAAGGGTGCGTGGTGAATAAGGATGATGATCAAATTTTGATCACCCCGCTTAATGATCGCATCCAGCGGCTTTGGGGTCACATAACTGACATGACCGAGGATCAGCTGCGCGATCATATTCGCAAGATCCGCTCTGATCGCCGCGTCTTGAAGGCTAAGCCCGGCGTAAAGAAGCAGATCAAGGTGAGCAGTGACAAGGCGCGAGATCGCGCTCGATCGCTGTTGGCTGACGCCGACACTGATATGATTGCACGTATCTTGAAGGGGATGGCAGATGGAAATTAAGACTGAGCATCTAGGCCAGGTTCCCATAGCGCTGATCAAGATCATCGACCGCTACCGATATGATAAGGGCGAGATCGAGCTGATGGCTGCAAGCCTCGCTGAGCATGGTCAGGTCCAGCCAGTTGTGGTCAACTCCAAAATGCGCTTGTTGGCGGGCGAGCGTCGCATACTGGGCGCTCTGTCGCTTGGCTGGGAAAACATCCGCGCTGAGATGCGCACTGGCGACACCAGTATAAGCGAGCTTGAGGTTGAGCTTGTCGAGAACGAGATCCGTAAAAACTTTATATGGCCTGAGGTGGCTCGACTGGAGAAGACCATCTTCGACATGAGATGTGCTAAGGACCCGAAGTGGAGCCAGCGTAAGCAAGCCGAGATGCGAGACAGCGCACAAAGCGCTGTGAATATGCGTCTTCAGCTAGCTGAAGCCATTGAGTTGTTGCCTGAGCTTGCTGAGTGCGAAACTCAAGACGAGGCGTGGAAGCAGTACAAGCGGCTTGAGGAGGTCATAACTATCGGCCAGCTGAAGACTGAAATCTCAGATGATGTTCGTAACGCGCCTCAGTGGGCTCACCAACACTACATCGTGGGTGACGCCTTGGCGGAGATGCCCCTTATTTCAGACAATCTGGCTCATTTTGCCGAAGTCGATCCGCCGTACGGAATTGAGATCGATCGTCGCAAGGGTCGCAATGAGGGCGAGGGCTTCATGGGCGACTACAACGAGATCGATGCCAAGCGCTTCCCACCGTTCATGAAAGCTGTCATAGGCGAAACCTTCCGTATCCTGAAGCCAAACAGCTTCGCCGTGTTCTGGTACGGGATGCAATGGCACTGTGAAATGCTGAAGTGGCTCGATGCTGCCGGCTTCGCTGTTAACCCAATGCCTGCCATGTGGTACAAAGGCAACAGCGGCCAAACCGCCCAGCCAGACGTCGCCCTGGCCTCGTGCTACGAACCGTTCTTGCTGGCTCGCAAGGGCCAACCCAAGATGCTCCGTCAGGGGCGCGGAAACGTCTTTCATTACGCACCCATCCCGCCTAGTCGCAAGATCCACCCCACAGAGAAGCCGATCGAGCTGCTTAGCGACATCTTGAACACCATTCTGTTTCCAGGCTCGACCGTATTGATACCGTTCCTCGGTAGTGGCGTAACCCTGCGAGCCGCATACAAGGCTGGCCACACAGGCTTTGGGTTCGATCTGAGCGAGGCTAACAAAACCCGTTTTGTTGAGGCCGTAGGACGCGAATTCGCATCAACCGAGGACGATGGTAATGGAGCTGACAGCGACGCATAAGAGTCCATATACCAAAGCAGTTCAGGTAAAACCGGATACTCACAGAAAGTTGAAGATCATGGCTTCTGTAGGTGGTGTTACAATTTCATCACTTGCAGACCAGATACTAAGTGACTGGCTTGAGGCTAATCCAGTTGTACAAGGCATCAACTATGGAAAACCGGACGAATAAAACTCGCAGGTGGAGCGATGGCGAAAACGCCATCTTGTGGGACTGCGAGTTCATGGATGACGCCCTCCGTCGCCTTCCACACCGCTCCAAGGGCTCGATCCGCCAGCACTGCTGGAACCACAACATACCCTACCCACTGACGAGGGGAAGCCGCTACTATGAGCACTATGTACGAAGACGGAAATCCCAGCTCGAAGCTCGTGGTCTTAGGCCAGGCACCCGGCCGGGAGGAGGCGAAGCGGAACCTGCCACTGGTGGGACCGTCGGGTGAGGTGTTCCACGATTGCTTGGGGCTAGCCGGCATCAGCCGACGTGACGTCTATATCTTAAACATCTGGGAATGCGTCGTTTATACCGATGCAAAGACCGGCACCATCTTCAGCACAAACGGAGGACCTCCACTGTGGACAAAGAAAGGCTTCACCGAGTACGGCTTGGAATTAGCTCAAGGCACGCTAGAGCGCTTGAGGCGATCTGGAGCCAATTGCATTCTGGCGCTTGGACAGCAAGCCCTGGAATTATGCACCGGAAAGTCCGATCGCATTATGAAGTGGCGGGGTTCACCCATGGTCAGCTTAGATCGTACCGGTGGGAAGAAGTTGATCCCAACTGTACACCCGGCAGCGACTATCCATGGCGTTTACCTGTGGAGATACTTGATCATCAGCGACATGATCAAGGCGAAAGCGGAGTCGACGCACCCCGAGCTGGTCCTCCCACGCCGAGACATATTGATCCGGCCGACGCTGAACGAGGCTCTGTACTTCATACGAATGTGCCAGCGAGCGGACCGGGTAGCCACCGACCTGGAGGTCGTCAACCATCAGATTAGCTGCTTCAGCCTATGCACCCAGGTCGACGAGGGGATCACGATTCCCTTGACCCACGAACACGGTGCTTATTGGGACGAGGGTGACGAAGCCCTCATCTGGCTTGAATATGCTAAGCTGATGGGTGATCCCAAGATCATGAAAATCAACCAGAACATGGTTGGCTTCGATGCAGTGTTTATGCTGCTGCAGAACAAGATACGCGTGCGCGGAGCGATCGGCGATCCGATGATTGCCCAAAGCCTTCTGTATCCTGAGTTCCTGAAGGGCATTGACTTCCAGGCCTCAATGCACACACGCGAGCCCTATTGGAAAGACGAGGGCAAGATGTGGAAGAACGAAGGGGGTGACTTTCCGACATTCTGGAGGTATTGTGGCAAGGACGCATGTGTTGCCATGGAGCTGTGGGACGTACACGCTGCCGAGCTAACGCGCCGGGGCATGTGGGACACCTACAACGAAACCGTCGAGATGATGGACCCCCTGATCTACATGACGCTCAAAGGCCTAAAGGTGGACAAGAATAAGCTGGAAACCACCAAGGCTGACATCGAGCAGCAGATCGATGTGCTGGAAGCAGAGCTGATCGAGGTCGCTGACTATCCGTTCAACGCATTGAGCAGCGCCCAGTGCGCGAAGTACTTCTATGCGCACAAGGGCTTGCCTGCATATAAGAATGCCAACGGCGGCGTCACAACTGATGACAAGGCCATGAGCCGCATCTTCCGTAAGACCGGCTGGCGTGAGGCCAAGATCGTGCAAGAGATCCGTAACTTGCGTAAGCTGAAGGGCACCTACTTGGAGATTGAGTTCGATGCGGATTATCGCTTGAGGTGTACATGGAACCCACGCGGGACTTGGACAGGCCGACTGAGCAGCAGCAAGACCATTCTTGGTACAGGTACGAATCTTCAGAACCTCGACCCAAGGTTCAAAGGCTTCATAGTGGCCGACTAGGATGCGTGTCAAAAGGCTTGATCAAAACGGAATACGCTACTACAATCGGCGGTGGTGCAGTCAGGTGGTGGTGTCTAGCTACTTTCCTAAGGCTAAGCCCTGGCGATGTAAGACGTCGGCCAATTGGCTAATCGACGATGTGCCGTACTGCAATCGGCACGCTGGGCTGATGGCCCTAATTCACATGGAGGACGAGCATGAGAGACATTGATTCAGTGTTGCGAGACGTGGGCGAGGAGTTCTCGCGTGCAGTCAAGAAGTTCCCACGCTCCTTCGTGAATGCACACGAAGGTTTCTCCGTGCTGTATGAGGAAGTCGACGAGCTGTGGGACGAGGTCAAGGCGGACAATCGCGAACGTCAGCTCGCCGAGGCTATCCAAGTGGCTGCCATGGCTGTGCGGTTCGTGGTCGAGCTGAGCGGCCGTGACCGCAATGAGGAGGAGGGGCGCAATGCTAGTTGAGTTTGATCTCGCGGGGGCCGAGTGGGTCATCGTCGCATACCTCGCCGACGATGCCAACATGCTGAGCGTCGTCAAATCCGGCCGCTCGCCCCATGTGGCCACCGGCGCCCTAATCAGCCGCTGCCCTGAGGCGCTGGTCATCAAGGAGCATGAGTTGCTTGGCTCCATGACTGACCCAGATGGCCTGCTCACGATGCGAAAACGGGTCTTGCCAGAGCTGTTTGAGGGCGACTACTTCATCCCGCGGTCGATGACCATCAGACAGGCTGGCAAGAAATCTAATCATGGCTTGAACTACAACATGAAGTACCGGCGCTTTGCACTTGAGAATGAGATGCCTGAAACCGACGCTAAGCCCATCGTGGAGCTGTACAATGATGAGGCGTATCCAGGCATACCTCGCACGTTCCATGCTGACGTACGCAGCGAGCTGAAGACCAATGACCGTACAATCGTGAACCTGCTAGGCCGCAAAGCCCGCCTGTTGGATCAAGCCGGCTCGGACCTGTGGGACAAGGCGTACGCATTCAAGCCGCAGTCGACCGTCTGGGACATCTGCCGACAGGCCATCGTGCGGGCATTCAACAGCACAGACCCGCTGTTCGAACCCATGCAGTTGAATGCCCAGGTACACGACTCTATCCTGTTCAACTATCCCAGCGAGCCGCGTGAGCGGCTCATGGCCTTTGCCAGCCGGATGGTCGAGTTGATGAGCGTGAAACTCGTGGCTAAGGGCCACGAGTTTGTGCTGGGGGTGGATGTGAAAGCTGGCCCCAACTGGGGCCAGATGGAGAAGCTTGTACTACCCAAAGATATCTCTGAGGAGTGGCGCCCTAGGGACACCGCTGGTGTCCCCCTGATCGGGGCGACTATATAGTTCGCCAAACGGCGAACCAAACGCTTGTTCAGCCAGCTCGGGGGAGAAGCCTCCGCGTGACTCCTCCCCCTGACGCACCAAGCGTCCAGCCCGGCGTGGACGATCCGCCGAGATGGCAACTGGCCCCGGCTCCTCTGGCGAGTCCTCGGGACTCGCTGGAAGCCGGTACGAGGCTTGCGCTGGCGATCCAACGTCGCCTGCCGGATTGGCTTCGGCAGACGGTGTAGCCGCTGCAGCAGCAAGCCTGTTCTGCTCATACTGCTTTGTGTCAAGCTGCATGTAAGTGTGCAGCTGATCGTAGCGCTTCTCTGCCTCGGCAAGCGTCGCATAAGCGGGGAACTTGTCCCAGCCCACCTGCCTCACACGGTCAACCGCTTCGCGAACTGGAAGCACTTTGCCATCCCACACAGTGGGGATGAGATATGTCTTGTTGCCCAGCTGAACCGTGGTCTGATACAGGGTGGAGCGCGTTCCGTCCTCGTTGTCAACGCCTCCCTTTCCATGCAGGTTGGTCAGATGACGCCTGTAGAGCGCTCGCTCAGCGGGATTGAGCTTCAGCTCGTCCTCGGCCTGCTGCATGTATGCGGTGCGGACGGGTAGCTTGTCCGATCGCCCGGGCGTGGGAGGCACACGAGCAGCATTCGGATCGAATGCAGTCATGGTACTCCCTGCCCGGGGATCGCCCTCACGCGCATAACGAGCGTTCCACATATTCACAAACTGACCGCTCGTTACACGTTCGACGGAGCCGAACTGACGCTTTTGCTGCGCCGGAACGTTGCCCCAAATAGCTTTCTTGGCCCACCGCGCACCCTTCCGACGTCCCTCGGAGGTTGCCAGCATATTCTGCCACGCAGGCCGCTCTGGGTTGGCAAGGTGCTTCGCCCCACCTGCCGTGCCCTGTTGGTGCAGCAGATACAGGACTGGACCTGTAGCCGGCTGACCTGTCTTTGCCTCATATTCCATAGCGTTCCGTTTGAGGAGCTTCGCAAAAGCACGCGCGTTGTCCTCAGGATCAAAGATATTTCCACCTCCGTGCCGTCGAAACTCCTCGGTCGACAGCTGATATAAGCCCTTGTATGATCCCGTTCGAGCGTTCGGCTTAAAGCTGCTCTCAATGCCAGCGAACCTAAGCATCACGTCGACGGGAAGCCCATGCTCGCTCGCGACCCTGGCCAGCGTATTTGCGATACTCTGGGTTGGTTTTGATCTAGCCATTCTAGCCTCCGAGGAGCTTGTCGACAGAGTGAGCCCGATGCCCAATGCTGTCCCCAATACCTGCCTCAACATGGTTCATGGACGTTATTCCATGGACATTGCTTTGTCAAGCTCACTGATAAAGGTGTTGAAATTGTAAGATAGGTTCTCGGCCTGCTCTTGCGTGATCGTGCCGTCGCCTAGCATGTTGTGAATAGCGTACGCACCGCCACGCAGCACAGCAGCCGCCTTAACGGCACGGCGAGCCTCAGGCGCCAGCACCGTACGGAGTGCCCGCGCTGAGCGCGGATCACTGATCATGTTGGCCAACATGCGGCTGCCGCCAATCGTGATGATCGCCCCAACGTAGCCAGGCGTCGCCGCTCCAGCGGTTCCCACAATCGCCCAAGGGCGCACTGTGTTAATCAAGCTCTTAATGCCGCCCATAGTCGCTCTACGAGCGACAAAGGTCGATACGTCAGGGATCTCAGCGGTGCTCGCCCTCCGTGCCACCTCCACCAAGTTGCCAACCTGATCCATCGTAAGGCCACCCGCACGCTGCAGGAGCGCTTGCGTCTGCAGGTACTTTCCGCTGCGCGGATCGTTTAGGCCGATTTGCTTCGCAAACTCGTCAACGTCGAAGCGACGGACGTTGTTCGCCTCAGTGATTGTGGAGCGCTGGACGGCTTCATTCATCACAGCGCCAGCCAGCGATCGCATCGTCTCAGGGCGAACAAGCCGGCCCAGTTCGTTGACCATCGCCGGGCTGTCGCCGCGCAGGATTACCTTGGCCAAGCCATCCATGCCTCGGGTGCCAAGGTCAGTTAGCTGAGCCGATCTGAGCGTTGGAGACGCCGTCATACCCATGCGCCGAGCGCTGGTCGATTGCAGCACCTGCATCACGGTATCACGGAGCGTGTCATCCAAGTTGCGGAACTCAGCAATGATGGCTCGGCTCTGAGGCGTAGACGTCCCACCACGCTCAGTTGCATTAGTCAGCATATCCATCTGCACAGCTTGGCGCAAGCGGTCCAAGCGGCCGAGGGTACGTGCATCACCGCTCCCAGCATATTGAACCATCTTCTCGTCAATGGTCTGCAACAGCGTGTCCATGCGCCGCAGCGACTGATCAGCGATCTGCGTACCAGACAGGCCTGTCTGTGGGTTGATGTCGGTCAGCTGGCGCGTGGTGCTTCTGATGAACTTGCGCAGATCCTCAGATGCCTTGGTCGTGGCAAGGCGGCCGCCACCAAGAGCCTGTGGCGTCTCCTGAATCAGCTGCTTAGCAAGTGTGTCTGTCGCTGTGCGTGTATGCACAGGCCTAACAGTCACACCCATGAAGTCAGCGCGACGCAGCAGATCTGTGAATTCCGCCTGGAAGTGATTGCCAATATTCGCTGAGGTTTCGCCGGCCTCACGCAGGATGTTACCACTGACCTCGTCGAAGCTGGCTAGCGGCCCCAGCCGCTGCGGGATGCCATCAAACGCTCGGCTGATCTGACCCATAGCTCGCTCAGAGCGTGCCTTGAGAGCCCCGGCAACCCAGGGAAAGCGGCCCATCACTGACACAAAGCTACGCGCGTACGTGCCGTTGCCCACCTGAACCGGGAGGATAGCAATGCCCTCGCGCGTAGCCGCCTCAGCAAGCTCCCTCGAACCGACGTTAGAGCCGGTCAAGACGCCCGTCACGCCACGGCCCAGCGCGCGTGCGGTTGAGACGCCTCCTAGCGTGGCGATGTCGAGCAGCACCTCGCCCTCAAGGACTGTTGCTAGCTTCTCATTGCTCAAGCCAAGCTTATCGCGCGAGCCGGGCTCCATCATGCCCGTCGCTTCCAGCAGCTCCATTGTAGTTTCGGGGGCAATCGCCCCCAAGCCGGTGCCTACAATGCTGCCCATGACGCCAGCAGCGCCCTTGACAATAGGGGGTCCAGGCACCCCCGTTGCCGCTAGGCCCAAGCCCACTCCGCCACCGATCGTGGTGCCCATGCGGGTCCAAGGTAGCGGATCGTCAACATCTGTACCGAACAGCCGCCCCATCAGCTTGCCGAAGATGCCAGGATTCTCATCGATAGCAACGTTGGGCTCATCAAGCCGTTGAACAGGGTCTTCAGGCTGGGTCAGCGATTCAACTGGGCTGGGGCCAAGGGGGCCAGCGGCCCCTTGACCAAGGCGTCTTTGCAGCAATGCGATCGAGTCATCCAAGCCGCTCGGCGCTGGTTCGGCTGGGGCCACAGGCTCAGCTGGCGAGGGCTGAGGTTGAACAACGGGACTAGGCCCCGTGGGCATCCCGGGAGCACGCTCAGGCATAGGCACTTGCGGCGGAGCCTGCGGGTCGCCTGGCAAAGGCTCCGCTGTTGGCCGCTCTGGCTGTGGCGGTTGAGGTCCCCCAGGAGCGCCGATTTGCTCCTCAAGTAGCTGATCTACCATAGCTTAACCCTTTCCACGAGGCGGTTTGCCCGGCTGCGCCGGAGGCCTCGGTGTAATGTAGTCAGGCAGCTTCTTTTTGCGAGGCTTGGCCGGAGCTTTAGGCTTCGCATCGCCAGCGGGCTTCGGAGCCTTCGGCTCAGCTTTGGGCTTGGGTGCGGCTGGTGCCTTTGGCTCGCTGGTTGCAGATGTGGCAGCTTTGGCAGCGGTTTCAGCCGGCTTCGACGCAGCGGCGTCGGGGACTGAAAGTCCCCGCTTCTGGAACTCCCTCGTAACGCGGTCGACCTCAAAGCCCTCCTTGAATAGCCGCTCAGCCGCCTCGTTGTCCAGGTTCAGCTTCTTGCCAGCTATCCGATCAACGATCACGCGGGGCGGCAGGTTGAGTGAGCGGGCCAAACCCTCCATGCCAATGCCCTTCTCAGCCGCCTCATAGAACGTGCCGACTGGATCTTGTGCGAACACCTTGCGATTGTCTTGCCAGAACTTGGATGGCGCCTTAGGCATTGAGGTGTAGCGCTGGAAGTCAGTCGCAAGCGTTTTGTTCTCCACATCCATCGCCGCCTGAAATTCCTTGTCGCGCTGCTTATTGAGGCGGGTCGTGGCAGCTTTGTCCGTTGCAGCGGTCTTTTTGCCTCGTGCAGCCGCATCAGCCGTAGCAGCGTCGTCAGCCAGCTTCTTGCTAGCGGCCTCCTGTGTCTTGCGAGCCGTTCGTTCGGCGACCATGCTAGTCGCTTTGCCAATCAGGCTTGGCACAGCTGCACCAGCACTGCCTATGGCAGCCGTCACTGCCCCACGGCCAACAGCGCGACCTACGCGCTCGCCAGATACGCTTGGCTCCTCAGTGGGGCCACTGGAATAACCCTGCGCAGCTCCCTGTGGCGCAGCCACAGCCGCACCTTTACCCATCGAACCAGCGATGGTTTTGCCGGGCTTCATGAACCCAGCCATCATGCCAGTCACGAAGGGCATTGCGTTTTCAGCTGCTGCGACAAAGTCGGGATGCTGCTCGGTCAGCTCGTCCAAGCGCCGCTCATGCTCTTGGCGCACCTTGTCGAAGTCATCTGACTTCACACGGCCAGACGCCACGTCAGCTGTGGCTTGTATCCAAGGCAACATGCCCCCAGTGAGGACGTTGGCCACGAGCAAGTTCTGACTGTCCTTGTAGCGCGTGTCATCAGGGCTGACGAGGCCTGCCAAGTTCTGGCCCGGAGCCTTCTCAGGTAAATCGGGTCCAGCTGGGGTGATCAAATTTTGATCAGTTAAGGTGGATGGGTCCGCCGCAGCTTGTGCCGTCCGCACCTTGACAGGCGGAGGCGTAGGCAGGGGCTCCGGCCTCGGATTGAAGACGTCCTCCATGGTCTCCGGATCGTGCGGATCAGGGAAGATCGGCTCGCCCCTGGCCATAGGCAGAGCTGGCTCAATCGGGACCTGACGAACCTCGTCGCGTAAAGCCATCATCGACCTCCTGGACGTGGGGGCATCCGCTGCGGTGCAGGCGTCAAGCGGAATGCACTCACATCCTGCCCGCCGCCCACGGAGGCTCCGCCTCCGCCACTCACTGAGCCGCCTCCACGCGAAGCGATGGCTTGTCCAAAGCTCTGAAATGCCCGGGCAATCGCCGCAGCGTTCTTGGCATCCTCATCCTTGCGATCCTGCGCCTTACGGTACTCAAAGGTCTCGCGTTGAAACGCCTCGTCGCGCTGACGATTAGCTTCGGTCGCCTGGAACTGCTGCTGCTGCAGGCGCTGCGACTCGATTTGCGCAGTCGCAAGCCTGTCTTCGCGATCGAGCGACCGTTCCTCGCCGCGGGTCGCCCGCTGCTCACGCTGCAATTCAAGCGACTGCGTCTGGTCAGAGCGTTGGATCTCCCTAGCCTTCTTCTCGGTCTCCAGGGCGCCGAGGGTCTGTTCTTCCTCAGCCAGCGTCGGGCTGGCAGGCGTCACAGTCGCACCCTTGTCGCCACTCTTACGCCGCTGAGCCTCTTCAAGCAGCGACCGTGCCAGATCGTCTGGCAAGATGTCTGCACTCTCAGCCATCAGCTTGATGTCTTGATCGGCTAGCTGCTTGGTGATGATGTTCATTCCGCTGATGCCAACCTGCCGCTTCATGGCTTCATCGAACTCGCGTGTGACCCCAGCGATTGTTCCAGTCAGCACCTTTTTGAACTGCTCCGGCGAGGCGCTCTGACCAATCATTGTGAGGTTCTGCGTAATGATGGCATTGGTCAAGCGGTTACCTGGGATGTCCTGAGCGATAGCCATCCGGTAGGCGAGACTCAGCACACTTGATTGGATCTGAGCACTGGTTTCAGCCGTCGCATCCAGGCCATGGCCCTTCGCCAGCTTGTCTCCAATGCGCTTTGCAAGGTAGCTAATACGCGGGTCTGTGGGATCGCTCTCATTCTTGGTGCCTGGATTGATCAGATTGATCACGCCCTCGACCTGGCGAATGGTCGACTGGAGGGTGCGTACCGCACCCCCGACTGGTCCCAGCACCTCCGGCCGGCCCTCGAACAGCTTGGTCATCTTGGCTGCTTCGCTGATGGTGCCACTGATCCCAACCGCCCGTGTGTTGATCGACTCGGCTACCTTGTCCTGCTCCTTGGGATCGAACGGCACCCGGTAGCCGGCCTGGATCAGGTCATTGTTGCGGTAGCGTTCGCGCGAGTCCAAACCCAGCGCACCCACAAGTGTGGGTGACGCTTGCTGTGCAGCACTCGGCACAGTTCGCTGACCCTCGAAGCTTTGAATGGCTCCAGGCCCCTGCTGGTACGGCCTCGGCCCAGTCGCCGCAGGCGTTGCCCCAGGCTGATCCTGTGTCAGCTGATCTTGGCGCTTTGCAGGAGGCTCCTCGGCGAGCGTGTCTCCAGCTGCGCCGCCAGCCAACTCGTCTTGGCCAGCTCCACCACTGATGGCTTCGCCGCCCGGCTGTTGCGGAGCAACCCCCTCAATCCCACCAACCTGATCGATGAACTCATTCATAGGCACCTGACCCGTCATGATGCCACGGATCGTGTCAGTAATCTGGCCGGGCTGCGCTCCCTCGAGCTGTTGGCTGAAGCCAGTTCGGAGAGTCTGGAGCGTATCGGGGTCCAAGCTCGTGATCATGTTGTCAAGCTCGCGGAACTGCTCGCTCTTCGGATCCACGCCTACATGCTTGGCAAGCTCCTTGTTCAGAAACTTACGTGCTGGCTTGGCCAGACGGCTATCAAGGATTTTGTACAAGCGACCAGCAAGGTCGAGGTCGGCGCTGCGCATCTGAGATTGTTGCGCTTTGCTCTGCAGCTCAGCGCCTTTCTTCTGCTGCGCCTGCATGAACTGGCCTCGCTTCTCCTTGAACGCCGCATATTCGTCAAGGGTGGGCACACGTGCCTGACCAGGGCTGCCAAACTGACCAATAGCCATTACAGTGCTCCATAGTCAACTGTCTTGTAACCCATCCGCTTGCCCACAGCTGTGGGCAAGACGGCCTCGACGTCGCTCGCAAACACGCCAATCCTTCGCTCACCATCGATCGTGAACTCATAGATGGGGATCCCAAGCCTGTGATGCATCGAGATCGGGATGGCATCACTCTTCAGACGCTCATCGCTGAACAGGAAGGCCGCCCCAGCGGGCGAGCCAAATATGGAGCCAGCCGCCCCGACGCCTGCTCCGATGATGCTAGCCAGATTATTACCCCTTGATGCGCTGGCTTGGAACTGCATCTGACGCTGCTGAATGTAGGGCGCCTGCGCCTGACCATAGCCCTGGGCATTCTGACCGAACGCTCCAGCCAGCGTAAGCGGATCGCCCATCGAGCTTTGACGCAGAATGTCTTGCGCTGAGCGCTGCGAATAGTCGTTCTGCTGCTGGCGAGTGATGCCAAGTTGCTCGGACAGCGTAAGCTGTGCGGTCCTAGCCCCCTCGCGTGCGACGTTGGCGCTTTCCTCGAACTTGCCCAACGCCTCAATGCCAGCGCTGCTGGTCTCGTAGCCTGGCCCCAGCTGTCGACCCAGCCGCTCCCTGAGCGTCTCACCCTGCTCGCCGATGTCACGCTCCAGGCCTGGGGAAACCGGAAGGTTTCCAGCCAACGCATCAAGCGAGCGCTGCGTCAGCTGCTTCTCCAGGTCCTTCCGCATGTTGTCCAGCTCAGAAGGCGTCTTCTTGATGCTGGTAATGTTGCCATTTTCATCCGTCTCGACCTCAAAACCCTCTTGTTCGGCGAGGAATGGAATCAAGATGGCTTGCTGCTGTCGCTGCTGCTGCAAGATCTCGGTTTGCAGGCGCAGCTGCTCGGCTTGCTGCCGCTGAAGGTCGCGCTCCTCAGCAGTCGGCTTAGGTACCTTAGGTCCACCGCCCATCGTTAGGCACTCCTTACAAGCTTGCCAAGCTTCCACGTGTAGTACAGCCACTGGCCATTCTTAGCGTAAGGCTGCATCTGTGGAAACCACTTCTTAATGCCCTGCGCAATGAAGCTATCAGTCTCGTGTGCACTGAAGATGATCGACTTCATGCCTAGCGTACCCATGACCTGCTCGTACAGCTCGATCAGCCGGAGCGCCGTAAAGACACGTCGCTTGCCACTACGCATAACCATGGGGCCAGCAACAACCATATCAGGGTTTGGCGTGGTGGCAATAAAGCCGACGACTTCGTCACCATCCCAGGCCATTACAGTGGGGAACACCATCTCCTGATTGGCAAAGCCTTCACGGATCAGCAGCACGCCGATTTCAGCCATGTCCTTGGATGTCTCAGCGATCTTGTAGCGCATGGTTCGTCCTCATGGGTTGATGGGCAGAACGAGGGTCGCATACTGACCGGCTACGCCGGACGCTGTCACATTCTGCGCACCTGCTGCGGTATAGTTCAAATTTGCCGATGAGAATCTGTACGCACCACCAATGTCATTGTCATAAACCTCATGCGCTCCCGTCCATCCAACGACCTGTGTATTGTCTGCGCGGCAGTGGATGCCCACAAGCATTCCGTTGGCATTAGGGTTGACCGACACGGCCGCTCCAGCCGCGTTGCCCTGCGCGGAGCCTGCGGTTCCAAAGCTCCCGACATCATACAAGATCCATTGCGACACCGTCAAGATCGTGCCGTCTGCCCCTGCACCTGACATTACGATGCCAATAAGCTCATTGACATCTACGCTGTCATCGAAGGGGAATGACCAGAATGACAGCTGGATGTCGGGTGTCGCCCCAGTGTTGACAACCGAGCCCCTGTTTGTGAACGCCACACCATCAGCGTTTACGCTGCTGACTGTTGCGCCACCTTCAACGACCAACCCCAAAAGCAACGTTCCCGCGCCTGGCAGCTGAATGTTAAAGTTCACCTGAGCTGATGCGATGGTGAACGGCGTGTCGTTGTAGATGCCGCCCTTTACTCCAACTCGATCGATCGGGGGAACGATGATTTCAGCTGTGGCCAGAATGTCAGCACCACTAGGCGTAACAGTTGCTGCAAGGAATGAGTTGCCAACGAGCACACCTGTATCGGCTGAGCCGATGCGAAATGTGCCCGCATCAGCGTCAACCCGCTCAGTGAACGGTGCCGTCCACGTGAAGGTGGTTGTGTCAAGTAGAGCTCCCACAACCCCTACGCCAAAGTCACCTTGCAGCTGACCCATTACGGTCGTAAATGCGCCTGCACCGGCCGCCGCCAGCTTATTCCTGAACGCCTTACGTAGCGGAACCGCATCGTAAAACTCATATACCTCGACCCAACCCTGGGCAGACGTCGCTACAGTGGTGACCATGATAAAGTTCAGCGGGCCTGGCCCCGGCTGATCGAACCCAACAAGGCACCTGCCAAACCCCAGATTGTCATTCTGAAAGTTAGTTACCAGCCTTCCAATTAGATCGATCTGAAACGGAACAACCGTTTCATGATAGCACATGAACAACAGCTGCTTGTTTGATGTGGCTGGTCCCAAGTCAGCCGCTGGAATGGTTCCGGTCCCAGTCGTTCCGCCTGAAAACGTAACAGGATAGCCGCCCACGCGCTTGCTCGTCGCGAACAGCGGCAGCGGAATTTTGCTATTGCCAAATCCTGTCAGCTGATTGATCTTAAGCATCTGTGTTAGCGTTGGTTATGTAGTGCATTCTGAGGCCAATCAGGAACGCATCAACCGCCATGGTGTCGCCGCCATCCGTCGTGAGACGCCGAATGATGAAGTTAACCAGATCATTCTCTGCTGGCGTATCAGACTCCACGGTTGTTGACTCATTGGATATGTAGAGGTCGTTTGTGGTCCCCCCCGTGTCAACCACTATGTCGCCGCCGCCATAAGTTGCGCCATCAATTATATCATCATTGCTGTATGACTTGGCAAACATCTGCCAAGCCACGCCAAAGTTTGTGACTGTTGCTGGATGCATCCAGTATGCCTGGAAGGTAAATGTACCTTCGTCCCAGCTTTTAGGCATTGCAATGGTGAAAGTTGCGTCCTCCGCATTCGTTGGATCAAATGCCAAGTAGTCAAACTGCGTCGAGCTGGCCGAGAACGATCCAATTGCCGGACCAACCGTACGGATCTTCATCGCCGTCGCAGGGACCCAGAAGGTCTGCTTGCCTGAGCCGACAACAGTGTTGGATGAGCTAATAGGCGCAGCACCAAATGTCCTGATAGCGGTGCCACTCGTGCCGTCAAATACGACAGCGTGCCCGTCCACCACTGGCGGCGTTGCCCCCTCGACCTTGTCGGTGTTCAGGTTCTGTGCATTGCTCACATGGTTGACGTGGTCAAAGTTATAGATCGCCGCCGTCAGAATGGTGCCGTTCGCCCGCGTGGTGTGGCCATTAATAGTGCTCATGGAATGCCCTTCCGCTTCGTATCGACAGCCACAACCTTCGGATGATCACGCAGTTTCCAGTTGAATGCCTCTAGGAGGTCCAGCATCATGTCATCAATATCAGCGTCATGTAGCGCCAGAAGCGCCGTTTCGTCATTTCTGACCAGCGGTAGACACCTGATGCACAGCTGCGTCACATGCCAGCTCGGCCCCGGAAAGCGCATTTTCATCTCGGCATAGTTCTTATGATAAACGAACCCCCGAGCGGCCTGGCTAGCAATCATGTCACCGCACACCTTGCAGTGAACGGCTATAATTCGTCCTGTCAGGTCACGCCCAATGTAGCGAGGCATTCTCAACTCAGTCACTTAGACCTCCCTCAGTCGCTCGTCCGCGACCTGGAATGCAACACGGATCTCCGCAAGTCGCACCTCCTCGTCAAGGTTCTCATTGCTGATGGACAGCTTCAGCTTGCGGCCCTGGCCCTCAAGGCGCTTGTTCGTTGTCACGGTGCCAATGGCACTCAGCACATCCGTATCCAGAATGAAGCTGCCCAGCACTGCTCCCGGCGAGCCAATCGTAAAGACGATCGGGTCCTGCGTGAAGTTGTCCCAGCTGGGAATGACGGTCAGGCTATAGTTGCTTACGATGTCAGAAACGATCTCGATGTACTGGCCGTTCTTGGTGCGTGGCGCGAGCTGCGGATCTAAGAAACCAAAGTCGTTCTCGCTCGTGTCCATGGTCATGGAATAGGCTGCGCCGTCCTTATTGCGTGCGTCCTCGTCCATCAACCATACAAAGCCCAGATCGTCGCCCAGCGTTGGGCGTTCCACGCCCTGCGAGTCAGGCCGCATCCACAGCGAGCAGCCAGTGTCCCTGCGGCTCAGGTAATAGCGTGCGCCAACCTGCGGCTCGTTGAAGTCCACCAGGATGCGCAAGTCGTTGTCTGTTCCGCCGCTTAGCGGCACCATGAACCATGCCTTCGACTTGGCTGGATACCAGGCGCCACGTGCCTGACGCATTGCAGTGAGGTTCAGCGTCGACCTGACAAACGGCCCCAGATCTTGCGGCCGCCCGATGTCGCTTGTGCTGATGTCACTGAAATCATTGACCGAAGACATCAAGTGGAAGTTGGCTGTGCTGTCGCAGATCAAGATGTCATTGCTGATCTGAACAATGCAGTCATGATTGGCAGCGCCAATTGCCCCCGTCAGCCGATCGACGCGCCAGTTAGCGATGGCAGCATCTCTCGTATCGACCAGATAAATACCCTTCGGGTATTTGAACAGAATAAGCAATCCGCGGAAACTGATCCCGCCGACGAGCTGTTCACCCTCGCCTGGATAGATGTTAAGCGTTCCACTTCCGGAGCCGGTGAAGTCCTGGTGATTTAAGGGGTTACTGTAATATATGCGGTGAGGTTGGCTAGCGTTTCCACCAGCCCACACTCTGTTTACATGCTGCACGCCAAAGATGGGGAAGCTCACAGTCCAGTCAGCGGCAGGTGTGCTGATGTCAGCAGCCGTTCCGGCTGTGCCTAGCACAACCTGCACCTGGTCTGACTCTTGGAACATGAACAGCTTGCGGACGCTGCCAGCATCCTCGCCGCCCGCCCGGCAAAAGCTGGCTGGGTACACCACAGGTGGAACGATCGTAGTCAGCAGCGTTGGAAACGTGCCAGCGCCTGTGTCCTTCCGCATCTGGCCATTGCTCAACAGCACGATGTCGTCATTGCTCGCAGGCGCAGGGCTCCAGTTGATGCCAGCAATGATCTTGCTGGGCGCCCCCAGCGCTATAGCGTTGAGCTTTTCTGCACCGCCATCCTTGATCAACACGCCGCCGTCGATGTCCACGCCCTCGACAGCACTGAAGTGCCCCGGGCCGAGCCTCGACGCGTTCTTCGAGCCGTTGAAGCCTTGAAGACCGATCGGCAGTGTGGCGATGTTGCCTCTATAGGCCATACGCGTTCATCCTATGATGATCAAAATTTGATCACATCCCTTAACCAATAATCAAGCCACTTTCGGTCCGCAGCGGCCCACGCCGTGAGTGACCAATGTCCCCCCTCGGAAATATGTGTCCAGCGTCGCTGTCCATTTTGGGGATCCTGCGACGATTCTCCTTCAACATGCCGGCCAAGCCTGTGCGAGCCGCCAGAGCAACTGCGTTGCTGCGATCATCGTTCTTGTCCAGCAGCAGGTACGTCAGAGCCATGTCTGCCAGCAGGTGCCGCCACTGCAGCGGCACTAGCGGAATGCTCAGCACATCATCGGTCAGGTCAGCCACAGTCGGCCTAAAGCGGTAGTCAATCCTCATGGAGACGCCATCAGTTCGCCCGCCATGACTGAAGCGCACAAGCTGCTCATTCTCCAGAGCAAACGCTCGTGGGATGCCCGTTGTCAGTTCGGGCAGCGGAAACAGCACATCCATGCGCTCCGGGCTCAGACCGATGATCTTGGGGTTTTGCCTGTAGCCGATCATCGGGCTGATGATGCTTGCAACATTCGCAGCCAGCGGATACTCGACCTTCATAAGGCGGTACGCACTGGCTGCGCCAGTGGGGCCTGTGTACGGAGCATCCAGCGTGGCTGCCATCGCTCCAGCGATGTGCGTATCAACCTTGAAGATCTCTGGATGATTTTCGACACGTAGGCGATAGCCCACGACGCTCGGCACCGGAGGCACGCTGAACGTCACATTCACATCGTCTTGCGTGACAGCCACGGCCCCAGCCGTGGTGACCGGCAGCAGCGTCAGCACATCATCACTGCGCAGCCACCACCAATCTTCGACGTACTCAGGCAAGAATTCGCTGGCACCCGCACAGAGCGTGCGGTAAACACGGTTGATGTAGTCAATGACCTTTGCATCCCAGCCCGAGGCCGTCTGGCCCTCGCTGCCACGAAACAATACGTCGTTCTTGATCTCAGCGGTGTTTTCGTAGGGCATAGGGCGCTCCTTGAGAGCGCCTCAGGCGGCTAGTCGCCGCCGCCCGAGACGCGAATGGATTTACGAACTGGCGCGGTGTCCCTGCGGGCCAGATGGCCCACTGGCAGCTGCGTCTGTGAGCCGCCCCAGCCATTTGAGTTGCGCTGCTGAACTTTCGCCTCGCGCGTGTAGCCGCTGGCCGGGGTCACATCGTTTTGCAGATCAGGTTCGCTGTTATCAGGCATATCCAAGACCCTCAATAATGACCTTGATGGTTACACCCGCTCCAGCACTGACAACCGGCCTGATAAACCTGACGCTCTCAAACACCATCACGATGTCATCAGTCGTCACAGCCACCGGCGTGGTGCCCTCAGTTGTAAGCGCGAACCACGTTGTGCCATCCATACTGCCTTCAAGCGACACCGTTTCAGTGTTAAATGTGCCAGTAGCCTGCATCACAATGTTGTTGCGGCTCGCACCCAGTTCAAGCGCCACGCCCGTTTCACCAGCGGCAAGTGCTGCCCACGTACCGCGAACAGCCTTGCCAGAAAGTGCTTGAGCAACTACAGCTGTAGACACAGCATCAGCCCTTCAGTGACGGATCGACCTTGCTAGCCCGTGGCTGCACTTGAGCCCTCGACTCAGCTCTGGACTCAGACTTAGCTGGCTCAGCGGCCTCTGGCTCAGATTTGGACCGCTTGATGAAGCCAACCGCTGCCAGCGCCTTGTCGCTCAGCAGCTCCATCTCGGACCAGACCCACTCCGGCACTGGATCAACGACGATTCCGTCGTCAGTCCACACAGTGCCACTTCGCAGCAGCACCCTGCCATTGGCTCCACCGATTGCCATGTAGTGATTGGTCTGGAACCCCTCACCATCGCCGGTCTCGCCCTTGACAGTTCGATGCGTTTGAAAGTCAAAGCCCATTACACACTCGCAATCAGTTTAGCGTTGTTGCCAACCGCCTCCCAAGACGGCGTCATGTCGAGGCGGATGATGGCTGTGCCAGCTGTGGTCCCGCCATCAGTCGACACGACAAGCTCCTCACCCGCCGACAGCTTCGCGCCATCGAACTTCTTGTAGTAAGTGTTCGGAGCGACTGCGCCGTTAGGAATGGTCAGCGTGCCCAGGATAGTTGACCCCGTGTCTGAGCCGGGCGTAATACGCTTCCGAATGGTCAGAACTGTGTCCGCCGTATCGAACGTCGTGACGACCTGCGCTGTGATGGCTTTGCACACAACCGGCTGAATGCCAGCGTAGAACAAACCAACTACAGCGGCTGTGCCGAGAGCAATGTCGGCATCGGTAGCAGCAGCACCCGCGATAGGAGCAACGCTACCATCCTGCTGATGATCGTAAGACATGTTGACCCCTTATGTGCTGGAGACGTGCACGACCTTCGCCTCACCAGCGTTGGCGGTGTCCCAGATCAGTGCAAATTCAAGAATGCCGTACCACGCAACCGCGCGGCTACGACCAAAATCGCCCGGGATGGCAGCCCTCAGCTCAGGCGTCATCGCCTCAGCGATGGCTACGCCCTCGTCGCCGAACACGACGCCTTCGCCCAGCACCGAGCCAGTTCCAATATTGCGAAGGGCGTTGGCATGGTTCGTCTCGATGAACCGCACACCCTCAATCCGGCCAACCTCGCCGTTGAACTTGGCCTGCGGGTCAGTGTACTTGTGCCATTCCTCCCAGTCGGGATCGCGCTTGATGCCGCGGATACCCCTCGTGCGGAAAATCCCCAGATAGTCACCACCTTCCAGCGGGGGCACCTGCAGCGTGTCGAACATATAGTCACGAATTTCCTCCACGTGGAAGATATTCATGTTGCTGGCAGCTGCGCCGCCTGGAGTGCCATTCGTCGTGATGACGTTGGTCGTAGCCGTCAAGGGCACATATTTGATCAGAGCGGCCCTAAAAGCCACCGCCGCCTTGGTGTCCATAACCAAGCGCATTTGCTCCCTGAGCTTCCGCTGGATCGGATTTTCCAGATCGAACTTGCTCAGGTCCTGGCTGAGACTGGTGAACGGAACCGCGCGACCCAGTTCCTTGACGGTGATCGACCTGGTGCTCAGCGCGAACTCATCCTCAGGGATGCGCACCTGCTCATCAAGATCGGCACTGACCGGCTCGGTGATGTTTCGCACCCTGGTCAGGGTGACGGTTTCACCCATCTTCTTGCCGTAGCCTGGCACTGGCTGGATGTGATCCATGAAGACCGAGTTCTCGACCGCGGCCTCCCAGAGCTTCGAGCTAAGTGCGAAATTCTTGTAAGTGCCCGTCGGGGCATCGAATGCCCATGTGAACTGTGCCATCGCTTTACCTTATGCCGCCGAAGCGCCCTTGCGCCGCTTCTCCCGACGAGCCCTGAGTAGATCGGTCAGGGTCGTTACATTGCTGGGCGTCTGAGCCGCCTGGCGTGGCGCAGGTTGGCTTGCGCCTTCCGCTACAGCCCGGCTCTGTTTCCGCCCACTGCCTTTTCGGGTGTAACCCAAAATTCGGGTACGCGTCAAGTCCGCCAGTTCGTCAATGGCCTTTTTTACGTCCATTCCGCCCAGTCGATCCATATTTTTCGTCAGTTCCAGGTCTACAAGGTCCTTGTCGTCCTTCAAGTCGGCGTGCGCTGCGAAGAAGTCAGTCCAGAACTTGGACGTTCCCTGCTCACGCGTGTATTCCGCCCTGAGCTCTTGTTTGACCTGTTCGCGCGTAAGGCGGAGCGCTTCCTTGGGATCGCTGAACAGCAGCTCGTCAATGTCGACCTCGTCCTCGGCAGCTGCCCGAGGCGGTTCAGGCGGCGGAACTGCCCGCTTGATGGTGTTGTTGTCTGCACGCAGGGCGGCGATCTCATCCCTCATGGCTTTGATGTAAGCGGGCTCTTCCTCGCGCGGAGGCGGACCGTCGTCGTCAATGCCCTCATCGAAGCCCTCATCCTGGGCGAAGGCATCAGCTTCATCAACCAGCTCGTCGCCGTGCTCGGGGAAGCCGCCCATCAGTGACGGGTGAACTGCTTTAGGCCTGCGTGCCATTGTTATACTCCCGGTTAGCGGCTGCGTCGCCGCGTCTTGCCTTAGACTCAAGGTTGCTCAATAGGGCCTCCATGGCCGCGATCTCAGCAACCTTACCAATCAACATGTCATGGTCGATGCCGCCCTGACGATACATTGCGATCAGGCTCGTCACATGAACACGTATAGTGTCCTCGATCACATCGCTGATGGCTCCAGCGACAGCAACCGCCCTGATGCCTTCCTCAATGGCAGATAAGTTCGCTTCTTGGCTCATCCAAATTTCCCCAAGTCGCCATTCACCTGTATGCCCTTGGGCAGATACAGCGATGTGTTTTTGCCTTGCGCCTCCCTGAGGCGCTCAAGTAGCAGCGCATTAACCTCAAGCAGACACCAAAAGGCCTTTTCCAGGAACGCCTGACGGCTGGCCAGATTATCTCGCGGAATGCGGTCCTTGTTAGCATGAAACCACAACGCTGTGTCTGCTAGGCGCTGCTCAAGAGGGTGACCGTGGGCCACCCTCGCGTTGTGTTGCAGACCTTCGATCAGGTCGCTTGTTTTCACTTGGCCTGACCCTTTATGACAAAGTAGTCAATGGTGATGGCTTCGCTTGTGGTGC